CAATCTGACTTGGCTTGACCCATTGGTCAGATGTCCATATTCGTTTATTATGCTACGCCAGGTGTCTGCAGAGTTGGTTATTTCAACACCATTGAGATCTTCTGCGATCACACCGTCATTTACTTTTACCAGCTTTAGTCTGTTGCCCATCAACAGCACTCCATATCCCAACACACTGAGGCTACGTCGAGATATCAGCTTGTCAGGATCGAATATGTCTTTCTCAAGCACACCGTTGCTGTCGTATATACTGCTGATGATCTTTTGTATAACACCCATCTTGGTGACTTTGGCAGGTGGCGAAATCCAAATTGGCAATTCAAATGTTAGTGTGGCCACATCGATTGGATCTTCAGTGCCAACTGGTATGGTCCTTGAACTCCATTGCGTGTCATTGAGAGTGACAGCACTAAGGCTGGTCCAATCAACATAGTTGTCTGTGCTTTGTATTTCCAGGCTTGGATTGAACAACGTGGCTATCTGTTCAAGTATCTGTAGCTTTTGTTCAGTGTTACTGGTCCATATATCCAGTTTGAGTGTGAGCATGTAAGGCACAGGCATAGGGCGTTCAACAGTGAACGAATCTCCTTGCTCGTGTGTGAGCATGCCGGTTATTGGATCAGCTTTGCGTTCTCGTATCTGTAGTTTGCCAACAAACGTAGGATCTTGTAGTCTAGTACGATCATATTGCATGGCAGAAATATAAAATGCCATGGCTGGAACTGCTTGCAATGTGTTTTCGCTGTTGTTGTTCAGTATGACAGATGCTTGACGGCTACCGTCGCCGTAGAACACTGGAACAGTCTGCAGAGTTTTGCGTCCTGTGGCAGCATCCAAGGTGCTGAACTGTACTTGGAAATTTGAGATCAAACGAGTGAACTGCAACAAGAATCGTCTGATCTGACTATCATAAAAAAATTGAACAGCCATTAGTTGTCTGCCTTGGGTGTAAGGGCCTTGCTCAGGCTTTGTCTGCTAGGATGTACATTGCCGCTGATGTCTGTAAAGGTGCTGGTGTTGGTCACAAACTGGTTGCGCAAAGTGCCGTTATCAGTTTCACCAGGTGTCAGGTTGGTGCGCACAGCATCTTCGACCTTGACCCAACGACGACCATCAAATCTAAACAAACGATTGGGCACAAAGTCCAAACGCAAGAAGTAGTCACCACTTTTGGATCCTTCTGGAAATGATATACCCATGCCCACATCCAGTCCGTTTGGTGCTAGTCCGTCTCCTGACAGATAACCCTGCACCTTTTTGTCAGGACTCATGCGTCCTATATCAGCGGTGATGGTGTTGCTACTGGCATCAACAGTCGCGTTACCGGCCACATTGACCCCGGTTGGATCAGCAGGACGACCATTAGCATCCAAAGGAACTGTGTATATGCGACTGGTATCATACCCAGATTTTGGAACTTCTATCTCAGCTTGTGCGATGATGGCTTGATTGATTTCCTTGTACTTGTTGAAGGTACTGATCACATCGCCGATGGTGCTACCATCAGTTCCAAAAGGATCTGGATTGGCAATCTTTTTAAGTATGTCCTTGTACTCTTGGCTGTCCACTAGTGGTTGCAGTTTCACACGCCACAAGTGCGGATACCAAGTTGGACTGAATCCTTCAGACGCCTTGCTTGCATCGCTCACTGTGAAATATCTTTGTAGCGCAAATGGTACGGTTTCGTCTAGCGTGTGATAATCACGTAGATGCAACAGTTCTATCACATCTCCATTCATGAGCTTCCTGCCCATGGTCTCAATCATGTTGTTTAGATGGAATGTCATGAACATGGTACCAGCTGCCAAGAAAATACCAAACTGTCGCAGATCAAAATCTTGATCCTGCACTTGATAGATACCGCGCATGGAATAGATCGCATCGTCATATTTGCGATCACGGTTTTCCAAGAACAGTAGATCCTGGATGTTCATTTCACTTTGATTGGTATAGACAGGTTTTGTAGCATCAGACCCGTCGTTGTCTGTTTGATTTGGACCCAGGTATTTGTGTACTACAACGCCCGTTCCGCCAATGGTAAACATCTCGCTGATGCGCTGGTCAAAAAACTTGTAATCGTTTCCGCGGGTTTCGCGCCATAGGCTCAAACGAGGCATTTTTGGATCCTTATTGTGATATTTACCTAGATTGACAGCATGTGAAAATGGTGCTATACTATGCCTATGCGTGTAAAATCTTCCTTGGAATGGACCCCAGTCAGCTCAGAATTGCGTGGTCAGATGCAGGTAGCACCTTTGCATTGCCGCAAAGATCTAGCCCGGATGATTGGCGGGATTGAAAATCTAGTACACAAGCTGGGCAGTGAAGAAGTTGAGCTACGACGAAATCGAAAAGAGTCCAGTGCGCGACATCAAGAGCTTTTGGTGCGTATAAACGAAAGTATTGATGAGTACGAAAAATGGCTGATCCTAGCCCATCTTCAGCACGGTTGACAATATGTCCGTTTGGCTATATAATATTGGAATGTTCACAAATTTAAGGAGTAAGTGATGGCAACTGCTACCGCTGAAAAAGCCAAGCCTGCTAAAAAGAAGAGCATTCTTAGTGGTGTCACTAAGAAGAAAGTGGTGCGTGTGCGCCGGGCCCATCTCGCAGACGAGAAGTACACAGGTGGTGAGCCACAGTGGGACACTGAACGTGCTGAAAAAATGGACGACAAGGAGTTTGATCACTACCTTGCCAAGAGCTTGTATTACTACAATTATCATTTCAGCGTGAAAGATCTCAAGCCTGAACTGATCAAATGGTTGCAAGAGCAAACATATTTTGAAATCAGCAAAGACGATCTTGGCAAGATCATCAAGAGCCGGTGGGTGTCGCCCACAGCATGCAAGTTGGTGATGGCACATCGTGTGGGCATGCCATGGCGCGAACGCTCACTCAAGTTTATTGAAGCTGGCATGCGCGAGGTTGTGGAAAAGTTTGATACCTACAACGAAGAAGACCTTGAAGCAAACACAATCGCTCCCAAGGAACAGTCAACTGCTACTCCATACAAGCCTACTATACAAGATCGTTTGAACGAAAAGTTTAGCGAAATCGTCAGTGAGATGGAAGGCTGGTATGACGAAGTGATCGAAGGTAAAGATCTTGTGCCCAAGACCTACGAACACTTGTCTGTCATGATAACACCGCAAGCAATGGTAGGCAGGATTCGTGCAGTGTACGAAAAGTACAAGGCTGAACTTGAAGAAGCCAAAGCTGGCACCGACGACCAGCTGAATGAGGCCTATGCTAAATTCAAAGCCAAAGACTACAAAAGGCACTTTGCATTCCTGGATGCAGTGCTTGACGATTGCGATCGTTATGCACAGACCAAGAAGACCACTCGCAAGGCTCGTGTTAAAAAGAGCCCTAGCAAAGAAAAGCTGATCAGCAAGCTGAAGTTCTGCAAGGATGCACCGGCACTCAAGCTGGTCAGTATCAATCCTGTGGATATCATTGGCGCCACTGAACTTTGGGTCTACAACATCAAGACACGCAAATTGGGCAAGTATGTAGCGGATCAGTATTCAGGCACATTGGGTGTGAAGGGTGCCAGCATCGTAGGCTACGATGAAGCCAAAAGTGTGAGCAAAACCCTGCGCAAACCTGAACAGCAGATCAGTGAATTTATGAAATCTAGCAAGGTGCAACTGCGCAAGTTCCTTGAAAACATCAAAGCAACAGAAACACGCCTTAATGGTCGTGTCAATGCAGAAGTTTTGCTGTTAAAAACAGTCTGACCAATACTGCCTAGCAGTCCCCGTGTGCTAAATACAGCATACGGGGATTTTTTATGGCTACTCTTAAATCTGGTCTCAATCAAAGACTTGCACTGAATACGGACAACCTGGGCGGTCCGGGTCAAATAGCCTACGACGAAGCACAGTATCCTGCAACATCTACCAAGCGCAAAGAAATCGAAGACTATATCCGTTTCCGACTAGGTGATGGCATGGTTGATGTTGAGCTTGATCCAGCACACTACAAGGTGGCGATTGACCGCGCACTACTGCGCTATAGACAACGGTCGCAACTGGGCGAAGAAGAGAGCTATGCGTTCCTTGAACTGTTGCCCGAAACACAAGAGTACATACTTCCTGATGAAGTGATGACAGTGAGACAAGTGTTCCGTAGAGGTATTGGCAGCGTGACAGGAACCACTGCCAGCCAATTTGAACCATTTGCAAGCGGTTACCTAAACACATACATGCTGGTAGCGGGCCGCGTAGGTGGCTTGGTCAACTATGAACTGTTCGCTGATTATCAGAAGTTGGCCATGACCATGTTTGGTGGTTATATGAATTTCACCTACAACACAGTACAGAAGAAACTGACTATTGCTCGCAAGATTCCCAATGCAGGCTATACCTACAAACGCATGCACACACTGACTGCTACAGGAACAGCGCCTGGCAGTATCATCACTGTGACCTTGCTTGATCCTTGGGATATCGTGATCACCGGAACACAGGTCAGTATCATAAATTGTACCACGCCTGGCTACAATGGAACCTATCAAGTTTTGAACAAGAGTCCAGATGGTCAAACAATAACCATGCTGTCCAACAACACACTTGGCGCTCTCAGCGTCAGTGGGTTTGAATTAAACCGCAGCCAAATCTATTGCTCAACCAATAATGATCCAGCAGAAACTGTGATGTTATGGTTGTATAACAAAAAGCCAGACAGCATGCTGTTCAATGACAGTCGCATATTTCCTTGGCTACAAGACTATGCACTGGCACTGGCCAAAGAGATGCTGGGACAAGCACGTGAAAAATTTGCCACTATCGCAGGCCCGCAGGGTGGCACACAACTGAATGGTGCGGCATTAAAGACCGAAGCCAAGACTGAAATGGATGCATTGGAAGAAGAACTCAAACGCTTCTATGACGGTTCACAACCTTATACCTGGGTGACTGGATAAACATGAAGATTAACGAAATACTAACAGAAAAGTGGAGCCAGAAATACAAGAGCAGTATCAACTGCTCACATCCCAAAGGCTTCAGTCAGAAGGCACATTGTGCTGGTAAAAAGAAACACAACGAATCAGTTGAGATGGAAATGGTCTGCGAAGACTGTGGCATGTGCCAAACACATGGCAATCTCAATGAAATCAAGAAGGGCGAAAAAGACAGCAATGGATATACTCGTTGCTGGCCAGGCAAGCATGCAGAAGGTACCAAGAAGGGCAAGAATGGCGGACAGGTACGCAACTGTGTGCCCAATGAAAGTGTCACGGAAAGTGAAGAAAACCGCTGCCAGCAGTGTGGCATGACTAATTGTAAATGTAAGCCTGGAACTTGCAAGTGCAAGCCTATCGCAGGTTGGGAGCCTGGCAAAGGCTTTAAGAAAGCTATAGAAGAAAGCCTTAGCGCAGACGAACAATTTGACATGATCGAAGACATGGTAGAAAGCCTAGCAGAGTCTCGCGGTATCGATGCTGAACAGATTTGGGAAGACCTTGAGTCCTTTGATGATCAAACCTTGCTTGACGAATCTGCCGCATGGCATCGCAAAGAAGGCAAGAGCGCCAAAGGCGGACTGAATCGCAAAGGTGTTGCTAGCTATCGCAGAGAGCATCCTGGTAGCAAATTACAGATGGCAGTTACTACCAAGCCCAGCAAACTCAAAAAAGGTTCCAAAGCGGCCAAGCGCCGCAAGAGTTTTTGCGCTAGGATGAGTGGTGTGAAAGGTCCGATGAAAAAACCAAATGGTAAGCCAACCCGCAAGGCCTTGGCACTGAGAAAGTGGAATTGCTAAATGAAAATCAGAGAAATACTCTCAGAAGATCTCGATCCTGCTACAGATGTAAACAATGACGGTCTGGAGTCTAGTTCACCTCCACATCATCACTCTGCACCAATCAAGAATGCAACAACATATCCTGGACAGAACATGAGCACAGGCAGTGCATACATGGCCTATAGATTCGGTGTTGCACTAGCAGGTGCGCCGGACTTTCCTGCAGATGCAGAGCCCTGGGTTGGCGGAGATCCTTTGTTAGCACCATACTCCAAAGAAGAAATGAAGATGATGGATGTGGCTGCAAAGATGGTAGGCGACAATTCCAAACGCACACATTCAAGCAGCCGAAGCGAAGAAACCAAAGACACTTATAAAACAAGTCCAACCGCAAAGATTAAAAAGAACAAATACGGCGTTTGACATTTGCCGTAATATATCGTAAACTAGCCTCTATACAACTAAGGGCTTTTTTATGATCATAGGAATTTGCGGTTTTATTGGCAGCGGCAAAGACACAGCCGCAGACTATCTAGTAGGCTTTCATGGTTTTAGACGCGACAGTTTTGCAGGCACTCTCAAAGATGCAGTAGCGGCAGTGTTTGGATGGGATCGTGAGTTGATCGAAGGCCGTACTCCTGAAGCTCGTGCCTGGCGCGAGCAAGTGGATGAGTGGTGGGCAGAACGACTGCAAATGCCACACTTGACGCCACGTTGGATACTACAGTGGTGGGGAACAGAAGTTTGCCGCAACCACTTCCATGATGATATTTGGATCGCCGCACTGCAAGCTCGACTGGCCAGACGCA